GGGACTTTGTTAGCCTTAAACGGAATGATTTCATTGCTCATATGTTTTCTCCTTATTTAGCTTTACGGATAGTAATGGTGTACTTGGTATCAACGCTCAATCCGGGTGGATGAGCGACAGGATTTTCTTCAAGAAACTGCTTCATGTTTCCATTGCTAATTCTACGCTCCAACAACTCAAACGCTCTGTGTTCGTAAATGGTCTCGTACAACTTCTCCCAGTTATTAGTTGTGTAGACCGACTTGACTCCGCGCATCACGGTGCCGTATGGAGTTTTGATGCTGTCCGCACCAATGCCCTTGCACATGTCAAGCAACGCGGTTTCGATTTCGTCAAGGTGCCCCTCAAGCTCCCCAACCTCGTCTTTGTATTTCTTGTCTAGCGCACGCTTCTGCTCCCTAATGTTTACATAGGCATCCACTAACTCTTCAGCGGTGTACGGTGATGTGTCCACAAAATCTCCTTGTTTTACGGTGTTTTCTAAAATCAAGGGCGTATGGTAGCGCCCATTATTTACTCTGTCAATGCTTCGTTGTAAAGATCAATCAGCTTTGAATGAACATTCAACCTCCCTCTAAGTGCTTCATAAATATCGCGTTCTACCTTGGAACCCTGCACATGTACGATGGTCATGGCGTTGCGCTGCCCTTGCCTGTCGATGCGAGCGTTAGCCTGCAAATAAATTTCAGTGCTGGTTACTGGGGCGTACCAAATAATCGTATCCGCTGCTGTCAACGTAACGCCATGCGCCGCCGCCTGCGGTTGGATGATTAACACTTTTATATCGTCGGTTCCTTTAGTTTGGAACCTAGAAAAAATTTCAGTACGTTTAGTAACAGAAACGGAGCCGTCAATAATCCCGCAAGGAATGTTGTTTTTATTTAAGTAATCATAGATTAAAGAAATAGTATGAGTGAACGGTACAAATATGAGACACTTATTACTACATTCGTCAATGACTTCTTCAATTACCCGCAATCGATTACTAACATCAAACTCTAGCGTAGCGCCAGAATTACTGTACACCGCACCGCAGGAGATTTGCAAAAGTTTATTGATATTAACCGCTGCGTTACCCGCAGTTATTTCTTCTTCTCCCGCCACCGCCAGAAAATCTTTCCTTAGCAATTCGTAGTATTTCAGTTGTTGCGGAGTCAACGGAGCTTCTCTATTGACAAACGTAACTTCTGGTAAATCTAAACAATCTTTCTTTTCAAACCTGATAGCTGGCTGCAAAATGTCAAAAATTTTAGAATGTGAATCGTTTTTAGGCACCCACTTAAAATTTGATACCTTATACATCACAGATTCTTTGAACGCGGTGGCAAACCTCGGGACTCTATGCGGTACACAAAGTTTAGCCAGCCCATAGGCGTCGAACGGACTTTGAGCAGCGGGAGTGCCAGTCATCATCCATAGCCATGTATCAGGGGTAACTAATTTATTCATGGCTTTCCACCGTTGAGTGGAAGAATTTTTGTAGGCATTCGCTTCATCGATGATAATCAAATCAAATTTAGCTTTTGCAATTTGCTCTGCAACCAACCCTATCCCATCGTAGTTAATGATGACGTATTCGTAGTCGCCTTTAATTACTTTGGCTCTTTTTTCCGCTGCGTTAACGCCGGTTGCATGAGCAATGCCTGTACGCCTATGAATGACAAACTTAAACAAATCTGCTTGCCACGCTGCCTGCATGATTGACAAAGGGCATACAATTAAAACTCTACGGATGAACCCAGCTTTCATTAAGTAATCACTAGCCCAAATAGCAGAGGCAGTTTTGCCTGTACCTTGTTCGTTAAAACAAAATCCTCTGGGCGTTAGCGTAAAGAATTCAGCGGTCTGCCGCTGATGCGACATGGGAGGGTAGACCCCCGGCCAATCGTAATCACGTTGGATAGGAGACGGTACGTTTTTAATTTTGGTTTGTTGTAACTGATGGGATTCTTCCAACCCCCACGGCACCATTACGGTAGTTACATCTTCGCTTTGTTTGTCTACCCAACTACCCGCTACCCCTTGTAAAATTCGTGCGGGGTTGCGGGTACGCACCGATAGATATTTGTTATCTATGATTTCCATTACTTATTTCTTTTTTCTTGGGGTGTTCTTTTTCATTGAAGAATCTGGATTACGGTGGAAACTTCTATTGTCCGATGCTTTCTCCACCCTAAGATTACTTAATGAGCTAGAACCGCCTTTGCTCAACGGTTTGACATGATCTACTTCCATGCCGTCACCTTTGTGCGCTTTTCCAAGTTTTACCATTTCTCGGCGTGCGGCATTGCGCTTGGCACGGTTTTTCTTTTGTTCCTCCGTGCCTTGATATTCTTTATACTCTTTTGCGTAAGGTCTCGGTTTGTTGACGTAAGGCACTGCCAAACTCCTTTTCAAAATTTTCTTCAAGTTTATCTAAAAATTCATCAAATTCTTCTTCACCGAGAAGACGTTCTAATTCATCTAATTCACGTTCTTTGGCCTTCATACTACCCTCTACCATTGTGCTCACAATCAAGAACAGGACAGTGTTGCCTGCAAGTAAAATTAGGGTTTGGATTCCAAGTTCCATACTCAAAACATTTGTCCAATCTATCCGTTTCTTTTATCCACTTCTTCCACAGTTCTTGTTGATGGCTTCTATCTAAGTCAATTTCAATGAACTCTTTGCTAACAACAAACAACAACCCCGCTTGCACGACATCCACGATGGGGAAGTGCGCGAAAATTGCAAGGGCTAGAAGCTCAAGCTGGGCGGTGTCGGCGTATCGTGCTGACTTCCCTGTTTTATAATCCACAAGAATAGCAATACCGTCGTCCGAGACAGCCAAAAAATCCGCGATTCCCCGCCACCATACATGCCCTGCCATAAAATCACAGGGTTCAAGTTCACGGGTTAACCCCATTTTGTGTTCGTAATACTTTCGCCCCGGCCCAGCAATCAAAGTATCTACATAGGATTTTATATATTCGTATTTAGCAGGGATTGGCGTACCGTCTTTGCCGTAATCCTCCGCAGCTTTGTGGACTTCAAGCCCATATGTCATATGCTCAGTAGTAGGCTCAACAATATCTTTTACTACCCTAAGACGGTAATACTTTCGGGGACATTGTTTGAATAAAGAAATCGAAGAGTAAGACCACGTTGCCATTTTTTGTTTCCTTAACATTCGCCATAATTATCCCCAATACCACTTTCGCAATTTAGAGGCAAGCCCTCTGCCCAAACGGGCGTTTCGCGGAAGCACCGCTCGACAAACGCCTGCGCTCGTTCAGCTTCTGCCACCGGGGCAATAATAGCAATGGCGTCGTGAACAGTCATGACCGGACGATACTCGTATGAGATGTTGACCATCTGCTCGGCTATGACACAACGGGCCAGCGCCTGCACCACGTTCTCAATCACTTTCCCGCCGTAGATTTTCACACGACCGTTCCGGGTCTTGTAGCTGAACTGCCCTTCAGAATCTTTCTGTAAATCATCGTAACCCAGTACATACCCGCTCGGTAGCGCAAAGCCCCCCGCCCCAAGATGCAACGCCTCCGGTCGCACACCAATAGGTGCTGTTCTGCCTTCCAACATCGCCCCAAGACATTTCTGCCCTTGTTTCCACAGCGCGGGAATCGCATAGTATGTTTCACGGTAAACATTGATGATGTTCTGGCATTCTTCTAACTCCAAAGAAACACCAGAAGTTTTAAGGGATGATTGGAACTTCGCAGCACCAAGGCCATAGCCGCAGCCAAGCACTACTGTCTTACCAAGAAACCGTTCCGCTTTAGTAATTTCATTAGTCGGCTTGTTATAAATCTTAGACGCCATGATTTTGTAAACGTCTTCCTTGTTGGCAAACGCCTGCACAAGATCATCCTGACCGGCCAGCCACGCCAGCACCCGCGCCTCAATCTGACTGCTATCGCAGTCGATGATCACATGCCCCGGCGGCGGCAGGATGGCGCTCTTCAACGTACTGTCGCCCCGGCTCGGAAGATTCTGTAAATTTAATTTATCAGTCCCTCCCCACCGTCCAGTGTGGGCGGCAAAATATTTTAAAGGAACTGGCAAGGAGCCGCGCTTGGCAATCTCAATGAACCGCTCCGTCCGGGTCTCTTCCAGCGTGCTTTTGGTGCCCAGCCGTGCTGCTACCACTGCTTGCACCAACTCATTCTCATGATCAAGCAATGCCTTCAGCCCCTCGTCGGACTTAGCCAGCGCGTAGGTCTCCTTGCCCGTCGTCGGACTGATCTTCAGCGGCGGTTCCACGCCCAGCCCCCGCAGGAGGTCGGCAAACTTAGGATTAGAATTTAAAGTTTCGGGGTCGGCTTCGCACGCCGCGAGCAACTCGGCTTTGCGTTCACGCACTTCTTCAAGATGCTGCTCCAACAATGGAAGGTTCAACTCCAGCACAGGCTCGCTGAACATCTTGATGGTCAGGTTAATGACTTGGAGTTCCAGCGGAGAAACCTTGTCAGCGTAAACATCAAGCAAATTCCTAGTCAGGTCGCAGTCGTTGCGGCAATACGCTCCGTATCGCTGAAGCTCTTCCGGGGCGAAGTCCTGTCGGCGCTTGCCGAGTGCATTGATGACCTCATCCCCCTTGGCTCCCAGCCCGTGACGGACTGCTGCCATCTTCAGCGAGCCGCTGACCTCAAGCCCGTCTATCGCCCGCGCCAAGGACAACGTATCGCACCACATGTGCGGTCGGATGTCGAAAATCCACGAAAGGATTGCTGCGTCGAACATTGCGTTGTGGGCAACGGCGATAGCATCGCTCCAGTCGTATTGCTCAAGGAACCCCCGGATTTCTCCTCGCGTGTCGCTGAACCAAACAGCCTCACCATCGTTAACCTTGACCCCCACGCCAATGGTTTCAAATTGTGGGTCGCGGATATATTCCTCCGTTGTCATCTTGGACAACGAAAACTCTTTGTCGT